CGGCGACAGTCCAACCAACGAATCGAGGCTCATGCCGCGGAAATGGCAAACGTCTCCCGCCTCGATCCAGCGTTCATGCTGTCCCGGTGTGTCGTTGGTTTTGTAAGCGAGAGCGCCGTCCTGCCGACGATAGGGAAACGTCCGAAACGGGCTGCGGAGGTAAAGCGCCGCGGGCTGCCCCGCCCCGTTGTAGGCTTTCTCGGCATAAGCGTTCCCCGTCAGGAAAATGTGCACCATCACCGTCTGCCAGAAATCCGCCGCCGTGGTCTCCGGATTCGGTGCGTTGTTCAGGATGTTGTCGAGCAGGTGTTCCGGCGCCAGTCGCTCGCTGCCGTCGTCGAGCGTTTCCCACACCCGGAAGGGAAGCGTCGAGATCGCGCCGCTCACCATGCGGATCGCCCCAATGAAGGGCGCGATGGACATGGCTGTGAGTTCGTTGACTTCGGCTCCCGATTCCGAAGGCGCAAAGTCGAACCATCCCCCAAAGTAGTCGGCGGGAAAACTCACCATGCTGCCGAGGAACTCCCGGAATTCCTGCGCTAAGCCTTTAGGCAATTTACCCTTTGTGCCTCATAGATCGGATGGCGGCGAAAATCAGAATAGATCCAGCTGCGAGCGGGCCGAGCGGCCGGTAAATCCACATCGCGCCGGAGACGACGAGAATGGCTCCCAAAACCAGAGAAGCGATGGCGAAGCGGTTCATGCAGATAATCAGCGCTTCCAAGTCTTCGTGCGCTGATCATGGAGCACAACCGCAGGTTCGTTGACCCGCAGCCAGTCGAGTGCGCCTGCTGGCCCAACTCCTTCGATGGTGCGCTCACCTCGCCGCCACGCCGTCAGCCAGGAGTGGGCGAACAATAGCGCATCCCCATATCCTTCGGGAACTGGAATGACCAAGCCGATATCCTGCTGGCGGCGCGGATCGCAGAAGATGGCAACCAGGTTCATTGGTTTAGCTGGGCAGTTCGTAGATAGAATCGACGCCAGCATCGACGACAATTGCATTGATTCCTATCGAAGTTAAATGCTTACCGACGCGCTGTATTCTCTCTGGCGAAACATGACCGCTCAACTTGAAGATGTAGCGCGGATCCTTCTTTACTTCTGCTACTTGCTCGATTGGCGCAATAGATTGCAACGCGCTCACTGCAATGGCGGATGCCCCGCCGCCGACCAAACCACCAAAGAACTTGCGACGATTCATCATCACGCTTTCCCTCCATGCTTGCCGCAATCGAAGATCATCTTCCCGTTGACCATCTGCTTCATTCGGCAGTAGGAATCTCGTCAAGTAGTTGCGTGAAGTATGCCGTAGCGGTCTCACCGTAGTTAGGCTCTTTCCCTTCCGCAGTTTCTGCCAAGAACCGTGCGACGGTCTGCCACTCGCGCTCAAACGTTTCTGGGGTATTCGTGTAGCGCCGCATCCATTCATTGAATGCAGTGGCCATCCGAACTACAGCGATTTCGCCTGATGTCATGCCTTCCCTCCATGTATCCCGCAATCGAAGATCATCTTCCCGTTGACCATCTGGCCCTCGACTATTGTGCTGCATTTCCCGCACTTAGCGAACACTGACACCCCGCCGCCCGATCCTTCCCCCGCGTCGACATCCATCACTCGCCGCATGGCCGTGAGCAGCGCCGTCACCGGATCGATTTTCTTTTCGTACGTCTCTTTGTTCGGAAACAGGTTGTCGTTTTTGTCGATGTGGCAGACCACGTTCGAAATCGCCCAGGTCAGAATTGGGTCGCCGTCAAAATGAAACCGCCCATCGTAAACCGCGGCTTCCAGTTCCTTCATCGGCTCGGAAAGCAGTTTCGCGGTCTGCGGCACTTCCGCCATCGTGATCCCTTCCGGCTGCAAGTGGTTCACGAACTGCTGCGCCTGGTAGGGATCATGCGCGACTTCCAGCACTTCGAAGCTTCGGCAGTCGGCGCGGATGGCATCTTCGACCACATCGTAATCGTTGGTTTCGCCAGGGCAGGTGTGCAGTTTGCTGTCGATGGCCCAGCCTTTGTATTGCGAGTTCTGCGTCTGCTCTAACCTTGCTTCCGGAGTCCAGTAGTCTCCGAAGACCGTGTAATGCCGCTTCCCATCCTCGGCATCGTCGCGCCAGAACAGTTTAATCTTGGCCAGCAAGTCTAGTTTTGAGGCCAGGTCGAGTCCGAGAATGCAGCGCTGGCCAGAGAAGTCGGCTTGGTCAAGGGTTGGATCCGCGCACTTTGACCAGCGTTGCATGTCCATCCAGGCGTGATCCGCGTTGACCCAGATATCGAGATGCTTGGTTTTGAAGGCCGGCTGCTTCGAGGCGAGTTGCAAAGCCTGGTGCGCTTCGGCTGCGATGGCGTCGGGAAAGACGGAGACGCCCCAGTTGGGATTGGCTTTGATCCAAGAGGATTCCAAAGCCCAGTCATCATCGTCGTCAATGGTGTAGATAATGCCGAAAATCCGTTCATCGTCGCAGACGCCTTCGAGAATGTTGCGGATGTATCCCTGGACTTCGTAAGAAATACCGGCGCGATCCGATCCAGCCGTGGTAATCGTCCAGACCATGGGCTGAGACCGCTTGCCCATGTGGTTTTTGATCGTGTCATAGACCTCGCGCGTTCTGTGCTTGTGCAGTTCGTCGATGATGGCGAGGTGAATATTGAGTCCCTCGATGGTCCCCGCGTCGGAAGAGAGCGGGCGAAACCAAGAACTGCTAGCGAGTTGATTGATGGAATGCGCGCCAACGTAGATTCCTGCGATCTGGCAGAATTCTGGCAGGCCCCTTGCCATGGACTGTGCGACACCGAAGACGATGCGGGCCTGCTCTCGGGTGGTAGCAGCTGAGTAGATTTCGGCGCCGCCTTCGCCATCCGCTGCGAGCATATAGAGACCGACAGGGGAACTGATGGCCGACTTGCCATTGCCACCAGGCACCTCAATGTAAACCTCGCGAAAACGTCGTGTACCGCTAGCCTTCGAAAGCCATCCAAAAACTGTGGTGAGAATGAAACACTGCCACGGCTCCAAATGGAGAAGTTGCCCCCGAAGTGGTCCCTTGATGTGCGGGCAGAGTTCGACGAACAGGCAGACGCGTTCGGCTGATGTTTCGTCAAAGCGCCATGGGTAGGATGGGTCAATCTCTCTCTCGAGGTCATCAATCTGCCGCTGACAGGCCAGCCGCACCCATTTGCAGGCCGGAACTTTACCGGCCAAAACATCGACAATGTATTGATTCGCCCTGACTACTGCGGTTTCTGCGACAGGAGCGATCCCCACGCATTCTTGGGTGGGGCTGTCGGCGGATCGGGATTGCGCTTCGCGGAATCCGCTAGATTGGCGCCGACGCGGCTTCTGTCTGCTGGCGTCATGCCCAACTTTCCGAGAAGACTTTCGATCTGCTTCGCTTCGCTGGATTTTGCGCGACCGCTTCGGAACTTTTGCATTAGGCATACGAGTAGTTCGACGACCCAGCGGTCGCAGTTGGCCGCTACTCCAGGCGGAATCAATTCGGAAAGTTCCAGCCAAATAGTCTTACGCGCACCCTTGAAGAGTCGTGGTGGTTCTCCAAGTCTCCCAATTGGTTTCGGCTCCGCTGCTCTCGCACGCTTTCTTTCCGGATGCCGAAGAAATGAACCTTTCGCTATTAGCTTTGCTGTCGGAGTGCGTGGGCGTGGCATGTTTACAGGCTAAGACCTAAAACTGAGAGTTTTGGAGACGCGTGCGAAAAGGCTGCAGGCGGTCCCAGCAAAACGAAGAGTGAAATCATACCCCCCTACCCTCGCCGGACCCAGCGAACTGGCACTCCCTGGCCGTCTTCGCATCGTGGCATTTCTTACAACTTCCTTGTAAGTTGTTGTCGTCAAAGAAGGAAGATAGGTCGTCGTTGTGTTGTGCCACAAACTTACGCGCTGCAACGATGTGATCAGCGATAGTACTGGCCGCTTTGTGGCAAAGTTTGCAGACGGGATCGCGGAAGAGAATGAGAAGCCGCGTCGCTCGCCAGGTTGCCGTCTTGTAGAGCTTGCGAATCGGATCGTCGGCGCGTCGAATGTCGAGTTTCGCGCGTCGAATGGTCGGGTTGTGAGCGTAGGGACGAAGGGCTCTAACGGGCATTGGTGTTTGAATCGAGCTGCGCCTTGGTGGTGAAATGCGCGTAATACCAGGCTGCCGCTTCCGCCCGCGTGTCCATCCCAATCTTGTCGAACAGGGTGCGGTTGTGGTTCTTAATCACTCCCTCGCTAAATCCTAATTCTAGTCCGATTTCGCGATTGCTCTGTCCGTCCGCGATGCCCGCCAGAATCTTGCCCTCCCTTAGGCTCAGGTTGGTGACGGCGGGCGGACAGAATCGGCCTTGTGCGAGGCGCAAGCTACTGGACAGTCGAATCCGCAACGACCCTGCGCCACGACGGATGCCCATGCGAATCGCGGCCTCGCGGATATGTCGCTTGATTGTGTGTTCGCTGATACCCAACTCGCGCCCTATGGTTCGATTGTCCATACCTTGAGCTGTCAGTTCCAGAATCTCGCGTTTGCGCGGAGTCAACATCTCAACGACAGGATTAAGAATAGCCGCGCTCACCTTGCCCGTCTCCACAGCGTCGTGCGCGAGGGTCCGTTCGCTCCCACCTTCGGCCCCGGCTTCTTCGCTCCATGCTTCTTCATGCCGTTCTTGATCCGTTCCGCGATCAGGCTTCGTTCCAGTTCCGCGACGGCACCAAGAATAGTGAAGACGAGTTTGCCGTAGGGCGTTGACGTGTCGACACTTTCCGTAAGCGAGACGAAGGCGATGTCGAGTGATTGGAAGGTCTCAAGGGCACGCAGAAGATGCTTGGTGGAGCGGGCGAAGCGGTCGAACTTCCAGCAGGCGATGGCCGCGAAGTCGCGGTGTCCGTGTTGCGCGTCCCGCATGAGCTCGTCGAGCGCCGGCCGCGATTCCTTGGCCCCGGAAAATCCGTGGTCGACGTACTCATGCGCGATCGTCCACCCCTTAGCCCCGCACATTGCACGCAGCGGCTGCAATTGCGCTTCCGGGTCCTGGTGGGTATGCGCCTTGGAGACTCTGGCGTAAAGGGCGACGTTCACCCGGCTTTGTGGTCGATGGGCAGGAGAAGATGCCTGTCGCGGTTTGTTAGCCGCACCTCTAGCGTTTTCTCAGGTGGAAATCCAAGTGTGAGTAGCTCATTCACGACCCCCGTTTCTCCCCAGGGATCGAATGCAATCTGTGAAATTATGCACGCGCTTTCCAGTCGAGCGATTGCTTTGGCAGCCCGGTTATTCATCATCGGAGATGGAATGTGTAGGGTGATCCGCATAAGTACATGTACCTAAGTTATTTACTTATCAGTACAATAAGCCGCTAACTGGTAGGTTTTTCATTTCAGGTGAATTGCAACAACCAAGCCCCGGTAAAAATCTCATACGTCCTCGCGGTGGATGCAGGTGCATCCCCCGCCAATGCAGGCGTCGTGCTGCCCCGTCAGGCAGGCGAAGCACATGCGCGTCTCTTCGCGATGTCCCCGGT